ATGTATTACCAGTGTGGCTGCTTATGATAAGTATAGAGCTCGAAAAGGATGGCTCGAAAAAATGCTACCCGATACCTACATAAGTAAAAGAGAGTTTGATACAGAATGGCGAAAGATAAATTAAAGTAGCATGAATAGAAATAATAAAATAATACTTCACTACTTGCTGCAAAATGATACAGCAACATTAGAAGAAATATATAAAAACCAGCCTACTAGTTACTACCATAACTGGCAAAAATATATGAGTGAGCGTATGAGTAAATTAGTTAAAGCTGGCTATGTTGTTAGGGTAAAAAAAGGAGTTTTTAAATTAAGTACATTAATGCCAAAAGTTAATTTATCAAACAAACTAGAAATTACTAAACACCTAAATTTATTTAATTCAAATGAGTAAAAGAATTAATTATGATGTACTGAGGCGTTATGGTTATCCTCATTTTGATTATGTTGATACAGTAGAAACATCACCACGCTTTTTAGATTATAATCACAAGTACCAGCATGCTAAAGAATCACTATATAATGTAGGTGGTGAATGTAGATCAGAATTAGTAAATAATGTTTGGATGTTAATTTATTATAAGCTAGGCAGTTTTAGTGGCTGTATTATGGATCATAACTGGAGAAAAGCACCTATAAAATTTTTTAATTTAATGTTAGAAGCAAATATTATTAAACAAACACTTTTTTAAACATGACTACAGAATTAAATAAGCAGTTACATGCTCTACTCACCCAAACAGGGCTTGCCAGTGCAAAGTGCTATCTAGTAGAAAGCTTTACACATGGACGTAGCCAAAGCAGTAAAGATTTAACCAATGTAGAAGCCATTGAGTTTATTAAGTATCTCAAAATGCAATTGAACAAACAAAAAATGCAGGCTGCTGATGATGCCAATCATATTAGTAAAAGTATGCCCTCTATTAAAGCTAGTACCCCATTCGAGCAAGCAAACACGATGCGTAAGAAAATAATAGCACTGGCACATCAAATGGGATGGAGTGCCATACACCCTAGCAGTGGCAATAAAATAGCCGATATGCCACGTATTAATAATTGGTGCGTACAATATGGCTACCTACACAAAGAGCTTAACGCTTACACCCTCGAGGAGCTGCCTAAGCTTGTTACCCAGTATCAAAATTTGTATAATTCATTTTTAAAAGGATTTTAAATAACTTTGTAATATGAGAAAACAACTTTTTACCATCATGCTAGCATTTGCATATGCTTTTACATCTGCTCAAACTAGCACCATTAATAAAGAGCCATACTATATAGAAAACTATGGGGATAGCACAGATCAGGTGGCACAAGCTGCCAGCTATAATGGCAATGCACCTATTAATTTTATAGGCTATAAGGTAATGTGGTTAAATAACTTTGCTAATAGTAATTTATTGTCTAGGAGTGGTTATGGAGGCTTAGAGGTAGATGATGTAAAGCCGCCAGTAAGTAAATGGACAATTACCCAAAACGCATTTATAGCAAATGAGCATTTTACACCAGGTAAGATATTTGTAACTGCCTACATTGATAAAAATGAGCGTATAACTAAATGCATCATCACCAGCACTAGTGATAATATGCTCATTGATTTATACAGCTACTACTGGCCTAATGGCATATATGATAAAGTAACTTTTAATAAAACATTAAAAGCTGAAAAAATGTACAAGCTAGATGCAATTACATTAACTAGGGTAAATGGCAAATTAAAAATAATCATCGCACCAGGCGAGTTAACTGCTACAAAAAAATAGCAGTCAAAAAGTATAATAAATGCTAAAAGCTATACACATGTGTATAGCTTTTTTTTATGCACATACAGTAACAGCTAAGCACTATGCTATTTTTGTAATGCCATGAGCATAGCTACTCTTTTTAATACCGAAATTGATACGCTCTTAGAGGGTACACCAGGGCGTAGCGATAGGCTTTTGCAGCTGCGCGATAAAGCGTTATGTGCTAGGTATTTCTACTACATGAGATATAAGCATTACAATTACATCAAATCATGCGAGGAGCTTAGTAACGAATTTTATATTTCTGTCATCCAAATACAGAAAGTACTAAAAAATAATGCTGAAACTTTAAAAGTGTATAAAACCAATCAGCCTACGCTAAAGATGCTCTCTCAGCAATACTCACATTTAAAATGGGATTAGTTAAGCTTGTATTATCAACGGTAATATATTCTATCTTCATTTCTAAATACAATTAGTGGAGATTTTGGCACAAGCGGTGTAGTAAGATTTTGTTTAAAACTAGCGCCATCATTTACTATAAATTGTATTGTTAATAATACAGCTGTATTATTTAAAATCAGGGTTTGATCGGCAGTTATTTCACTAGTATTTATTGGGATTGTACCACTACCTGAGTTTATTTCTATAACATAAAGCTGTACCCTGCCTGGTTCACCTTGCGGCCCTTGTAAGCCTGAGGTAATTGCAATTTCAATGGTATTTTCTTGCTCAGCTGCATTAATATTGAGCGTGCTATTATTGGGTAGGTAATTAGTGGTGCTACTATTTATATGTGCATCATCCACTACATCTACAATTATTTGACACAGTGTAAATACTTCAAAATTATCTGGATTTGTCCATATTAGTAATCCAGCACATCTGCCTGCAAAATTGGAGGGTATATCACTAGTTATATCTATAGTTACTTTTTTTGTATCATTTATAACCTCAGTAAAATTGCATGCTGCAACTTGATCGCCTCTTGCATTTGTAAGGTTTAAAACAAAATCGTTAGAGTATATATCTTTAGGGGCATTTTCCATAGATATGCTCACAGTGGATGCGAATGCCATGCTTTTATAGACGAGAATATTGATTGATTGCATGCTATTATATTTAGTTAATTGTAAAATTTACTTGTAAAGGGGTTTCAGTAGGTGCTAACGCATCAGCATCATACTGTAAGGAGGTGCTAAAGGTTATTTGCCTCACACGTATATTATCATCTCTTTTTTCCGTGGCAGTAGCCGTGCGTATTATAGCGCCTATCTCATCATGTTCCGGCCGCCAATTGTGCAGCAAATTGCATAGCCTATGCTCTAGCTCATAATATTCCAAGCCTTTGCCGCGTACTTCAGCAGTTGTTAAGCTACTTACATCGCTGTAAGTGGTTAGCGCTAAACGTAGTGTAATAGTAGCTGTAGCTATTTGTAAATTATGTAAGCCCTCCTCAAAATTAAGCTCACCTACATCTATAAGCACGCATGGGAAGCTTACGTTAGGTTTATTATCATAAAATTCGAGTTGGCCTAAATCTTGGCTAATAAATCTTATGCCAATAGCATTAGTTTTTATTCGATTTAGTATGGCTGTATATAATTTACTAATTGGGCTTTGTAACATTTTAAAATATGGTTTAAAGGTTATTTTATTGCTTTCATAATTTCACTACTAATAATGCGCTCTATTTGTTTGGTTAGGTACTGGCTTTGCCCTATAAACCTCCTACGTGGTATGTTTTGCTGTATAGTTCTATCATGCGCTTTAACAGTGGTAGTGCCTCCTTTCTTTAGCCTCCTGGTGTGAGGGCTTACTGTTTGCTTAGCTTCACCCCTAAAGCCATCATTATGAGCTTTAGCATAAGGCACATCACTACCTATGGTAACGCTGGTAGCTGTCTTATTCATTATTCTTACACTTCTACGTAGCCTACCACTATCAACTAGTAATGCCCTGCCTTTATTACGTGGGGTAACACCCCAGCGTGTAAATTTTTTTCGAGGCCTCCAGTATTCTACGCTATTGCCTATCCAGTTTTTTTGTGCAAATCGTTGCTTTGTAAATAGCACGGCAGTATCACCTACCTTAATAGGTAGTGTAAGTAATCGGCTACGAAGTGCAGCAGCTTTTGCACGTATATTATTATTTGTTAAAGGCATTGTAGTAAGGGTGTTTTGGTGGGAATGCCAATTTTTCTTTAGCTAAATTAACCTGGAATAATTTTGGTATAACATCAGAGCCTGTAGCTGGCACTTTATCGGTTGGTGTAGCTGGTGTGGTGTACGGTATGCTATCAGCATCACATCTACATTTAAATCCGTTAGGTGGGTAGGCAGTATTCCAAAATTTGTGGTTAGCTGGCAAAGTGGTACCATCTAATAAGCGGTGGCTATCGCGTACTCGAGCATCGCCTACTGTAGAGTATCGTAGCATTGTATCTGAGCTGCTGCTAAAGTTAACCCATTTGCTTGCCATAGTACCACCTGCAATGGCTAAATCATACTCAGTTTTTAACCAGGTTTTATTTAGTTTCAAATTCAATTTAGAGGCTTCTTGCAAATAATCTGCCCACTCGCGTATCTTACCATTGTTATTAATTAAAGCGGTAAGCTTTTGTAGGTGGGTTTTATTTTTTGCCACAGCAAAAGTGTAGCAGTTATTTACTAAATGGCTTAGCATATCTGCATCGGGCGTGTTTAAATCAATATCATTTAAATTTATACCATAACCGGCTTGTATAGCATCCGAAAAATACTTTGCTAGTTTCTTAACCGTTGGTATATGTACTTTGCCTTTGCCATTCTCATAAATATCTTTTACCCATGCCTCTAGCTCGGCATCGCTAATTAGTAGCCCATCATCTGCCAGTGTTTCTATATGGCAACATGTGTGTGAGCTGTAAAGCTGCTCTAGCTCCTTAAACTTACCCTCATAAGCCACTGCTACACTGTAGGAGTGGCTAAGTCGAAAAAATCTGTAAGATCTTTTAAGGTGAGTGTTATGCTAGCATCATTATCTACATTTTTTAGTAAATCTTTTTTATCAGGCTTTACCTCAGGTGCAGTTTTCTTTTGCTTCTCATAATTATCGGGCTTTGGAATGCTATATTTCGTATAAAAATAGTCATCATCAATCGGCAAACCAGCGTTACGTAATGTAGTATCAATTATTACTCTATCTTTTAATTGTACATGCTCTTGCTCAGGTTCAAACTGCCACTCACCACCATCCATAGGCAAGCCCATAGCTTTAAACACTCTACGTACTTCTGTTTCGAGGTAGCCAATTATATACGCTCTGTCATCTTCTGCTATCTGCTCTTGTTGGTTTGCATGTGTGGAGCTTTGTGCATAGCCACTACTTGCACTGCTTTTTGTAGTTTCGGTATTGCCAAGTATCAATATGCTTAGCTGATCATCACATGCATTGGCCAAATCTTTATACAAGTCGCTGCTGCCTGTAGTGGTTTTGCTTTCTAAAAATTCTAGTTTCGCCTCCTCAGGTATTACTATGCTTAATGCACTACCAGCATCATTTAATGCAGCCTCTAATGCAATGCGTGTGGCATCATCGTAGCCATTGTATCTGCCAATTTTGGTAGGCATGCCAAACACCTCAGCATACTGCGACCAATCGCCCCAGCAGCCACGTTTATAAAGCACAAAGGGTACTGCTTTTAAAAGCAATCCCAAATCGTTAGGCGTGCCAATCTCTACACAAGTATTCAAGTAAATGCCCTCCCGGTAACTGATGCCAGTACCATCTGCACCAAATTGCTCTTGTACTATTTGTTGTGTACGTGGCCTAATATGTTTGCGAGGCACACTATAAGTTACTAGGTTGCCAAAGTCATCTTTGGTAAGCTCCTCTAAGCCTATGCCCCACATTTTTGCCCACATCATATTACGTAGCAGCTCTCGAAAGCCTTTACCTTTAATAATATCCGTTACCTCCTCTACTTCTTTGTTGTCATTTAAAAAACGTAGTTTATGGTTTGTGATACTCATTATTCGTTTTTCAATTACACCACTCAGATGAGGATCTAATAGTGCATCATCATACATATCGTACAACTGTACTCTAGCGCCAGTGCCTATTATAGCCTCAGCTTGCTTGTGGGCTCCTCGCCAGTTGTTTATATCTACTTTGCCACCTCTGTTAGTAGTTCGCACTACTAAATTATTGATTACAATACTTTGCCCATCGGTAGTAGATTTTACAACTTGTGTATTATTCTTTTTAAGGGGTGCTTTTCTTATGATAGTTTTTCCAGCCATTTTATATATAATTAATAGTGATTGTTACGCTTAGTATTGCTGCTCCATTTAATAGGGTTTACATTTTGTGCAGGCGATGTACCTGGTATAGTTGCTAGTGGCAGGTTTAAAACTATGTTACCCTTTTGTACCTGGCTTAGCCACATTACGCCAGCATCATACAAATCCTTCCATTTGTCATAGTCTATCGTAACATTACATAAGTGAAGTAAATACCATGCGCTTAAATCTTTGGCTACGCTCAATAGCTTTTTATTTCTGTTGCTGGGAGTTATGGTAGCTAGGTAAGTATCAATATTGTATTTACTACACCAGCCTTTAATTTCATCGAGTGCAGTATCTATAGCATCTTCTATAATGCTATCGTCATTGCGTGTAATTTCGTTTACTACCTCCTCATACATGTGTGTTTTAAGCTCACCAGCGGTTACAAAGTTTGCCATATTAAAATATGATTTAAATCGTTTTTAAATTCGTTTAGGTGATGGTTTGCGTTTTATGATGTGCATATTGCTATTTACATTGGCATAGCTATTTTGTAAAATCCACACACCACCCTCTAGGCAATCGGGGCCGTCCATCAGTTTGCTGTTTTTACTCACGCCTTTCATTTGCGCCTCCATGCGTTGCATGTGTGGATCTTCTTTTTCTGCGATATTGAAAATCAAAAGCCCTAATCTATTCAATGGCTCTAAGGTTCCCTCTATTCGGTAATACTTATCAGGCTTTTTACGTTTATCGGGGGTAATGGGTAGTACTAGGTTTGTAGTTTTGCTTTGTGCAAATACAAGCGGCATAAGTACCTGCTCATAGTGAGGATCTTGCAGGCTATTATTTTCTACATGAATTTTTTTAATATCTACTTTGCCATTATGCATGTATATATAGCCACCATACAGCCAATCTACAAAGCGTGCATTACTAGAAGTATCAAGCCAAACTTTGTATAAATAATAGGTATTTAATTTACGCCCAATTACCTGCACACTTTTATTGCTTGCACTGCTTTTGTCTTTGTTGCTGGTCGATGGATCTGCATATACTAGCACAGCATCGCATGTATGTAATGGAGGCACTTTACCATAGGTAACCTCTTTAAATACATCGCCTTTATCAATTGGGTTGTTATAATACTCTTTTTGCTGAGCTTCATAACTAATTTTGCTAAGTATGTAATCTATATCAGCCTCGCTATTTTTAGTGGGCCATGAGCTCACCCCATTTTTATCACGAATATTTACTACATCTGTGTGATCGGCTATTTTTATAGCCCTAGTTATACAGCAGTCTTTTGCTATAATATTGCCACAAAATATTATACGCTTATTGCCACTAATACTTACAGTAGGTATTAATGCCTCCTCTATCCATTTCCATTTAGCGTTAATACGATCTGTGTTACGCACCTCCTCATCAGTATCTATATCATCAATTAAAATAACATCGGGCCTTACCTCCTCTTTACGTGTACCCCTGGGGCTTTGCCCAGCTCCAATGCTTTTAAAACTTAAACCTTTGCGTGTGGTAAAATTGCCAGCCTCCCAGCTGCCTAACTTTTGCTGTTTGCCATAATCGTGTATTATCCTGGCGTTATGCTCTAGGTTAATTATGTAGGGCTGTAAAAGCTCTTGTGCATTATCGGCACTATGGCTTACAAGTATTACATTACGTACTTTGCCGGTTAGCCCTAGGTGCAATACCTCCATCATGGTGCGTGTACTTTTTGCAAGCTCACGGCTCCAGGCTCTTACTTCATACCACTTTGCATGCTTCATGATACGTTTAGTAGCCGCTTTGTGGAATGGTGCAGGCTCGGCATACGCATAATTTGGAAAATAATATTTAAACCACTGCTCAGGGTTTGCCTCTAGGTTATCTACACGTGCCTTTTGCTCATGTGGCCCTTCGCTGGTATCAATGGGCGTGGCTTTGAGTAAGTTATCTCTATAGGCATCCCAGTACTGATTAGCTTGCTTATCAAGTATGCTATTTTTTTTAATCATTTACAACTTTGTTTTTATAAATGCTTCGAAATAATTACTTACCTCCTGTGCTTTTTGCAAATCATCTTTTTTAATGAAATTGCAAACTTGCATAGCTACCTCTATTACATCTGCTACGCTGGTATCGGTTTCTAAACTACGTGCAGCAGCAGTTAGCTTAGTAAGTGTATCAGCCTCCTTACTATTGGCAAATCGGCTACCCTCTTCGCGCGAGAATATGTAAGTATTTAGCTCATTTATTTGCATGTAAATCCTGCGTAACTCCTGCTCTTTGGTAATGATAATGGAGCTTTTGTATTGTGCCCAATTATCTTGTGCAATCCATTTGCCAAGCGTTTTAGCGGTAACTCCTACTTTCTCGGCTATTTCTTTTTGCGTTAGATTTTCTTTTAAAAAAATCATTTTCGCCCATTCATACTTTTGATCGTTGGTAAGTGTGGCCATTATACTTGTATTGTGTGGTGTAAAAATGCATTAATACGCCTCCAAAATTTAAACTGCATTTGTAGATACTTTGAAAAAAAAACCGTTACGGAGCACTGTGTAGTGCGTTGTAAATACTGCGTTTGCATAGCATAATTGCACGCTGCACTTTTACATCGCTAAGAGTAGTTTATAAAATTTCGAGCATGCCAAAAAGTAGTAAAAAGTTTGTAATTGTAAGTAACCAGGTTAATAACTATGGCTTTAGATACAATACATCAGGCATCGATCTAACCCAATTTAAAAAAAATCCAGTATTGCTATACATGCATGTGCGTGGTAATGTAATTGGGCACTGGCAAGATGTGAAGTTAGAAGCTGATGGCAACATTACCGGTGTGCCTTATTTTACTGATGATAAAGATGATGCACAACTGTATTACAAGCAGGTAGAAGAAGGATCGTTAAACATGTGCAGCAGTGGTATAGAGCCTATTGCTTACAGTAGTGAAATTGAAGATATTTTACCAGGTCAAATATTAGCTACTGTAACTAGAGGCAAATTAAAAGAAGCATCTATAGTAGATATAGGTGGTGATGATAATGCACTAGGCTTATACCATAATGGTGAAATGTTACTACTAAGTGATTCAGGCGATACAGATATTACTCACATTATTCCATCAATTAAAAATTTAAACAATACCGAAATGAAAGAGCAATTAATACCAATGCTTTTATTAGTGGGCCTAACCAAAGATGGCTCACCTGAGCAATTAATGAGTAAGCTACAAGAGCTGAAAACAAAAGCAGATCAAGCTGATGAGCATGCTGCAACCATTGTTACCTTAAATGATACTATAGGCACTTTGCAACAAGCGGCTATGGATGCAGAGGTAGATGCTGTAGTAGATGGCGCTGTATCTAGTCGCAAAATTACTGATGCGCAAAAGCCATTTTACAAGCAAATGGGTAAAACAAATCTTGAAAACCTAAAGCAGTTGTTTGATACTATGCCAACTGTACCCACGTTGCAAAATCTTGTAGGTGCTGGCACTGATGCAAGTGATCCATTGCTAAAACTAAGCTACAAAGAAGCGCACAAAGCTGGCAAGTTAGCTGTGATTAAGCAAATGCACCCTGCTCATTACAATCACATATTTAAAGAGCAATACGGCAAGGAACCCCAAGCATAAGCTAACCACAACACAAGTAAAACCATATTAAATAAAATAGTAAAAAAAAAAGAATGAAAAAAATAGTAAATCTCATCGTATTGCTTAGCGCTGCACTTTTGTTTGCTTCGCCAGTTAGTGTACATGCTTCCGAAATTGTACAAAATTTCCCTTTAGCCATTGTGCCAGGTGTTTTGGGCATGGCATATGGGGCATATATCCACATCACAAAATTATTTCAAACCCCCTTTGTATTTCGCGCTGTAGAAGTAGAAATTTGGACTGAGTACATTGCCGATAACCTTTTTAAAGGCATCGAGTTTTTAAAGAATAGTTTTCGCGCAGATAGTTATGTACTAAGTGGCAAGGTGGTGCATATACCACAACCAGGTAGCAGGCCTACTGTAGTAAAAAATAGAACCTCCATACCTGCTACAGCAGTAAAGAGAAATGATACAGATGTAGTGTATGCATTGGATGAATACACCACAGATCCTACAGTAATTGAAGATGCAGCAACTGTGCAGCTTAGTTACGATAAAATGACTAGTGTACTAGGTGATCATATTGGGGCGTTAAATGAAAGTGTATGTGATAATATACTTAATTCATGGGCCCCTGCTGGAGCTGCTAATATTATTCGTACAAGCGGCTCAAACTATGTATCACATATGACTGGTGCTACTGGTAACCGTAAAGGTTTTACATTAAGCGATTTAAAGCGTGCAAAAGTTACTTTAGATAAGCAAAAAGTAAGTGCTAAAGGACGTTATGCAGTAATGAGCTTTGATATGTGGAGCCAGTTAGAAGATGAGTTAAAAGCTACCAATGCTAAAGATTACTCATTGTATAATGATGCGAAAGAGGGTGCAATAGCTAAATTATATGGCTTTGATATTGTGCCTACAGCCAATGTGGCTACTTACGATAGTGGTGCAATAACTGCTAGTACATGGGCAAGATCTACTACTACTGCAACTATTACCACGCCAGCTCCACACGGATTAGTTACTGGTACTAATGTACAATTAACAGTAACCTCTGATGCTGCCGCTATACCATTAGGTATTTACACAATTACAGTAACAGGTGCTAGTACTTTTACATTCACTTGCTTAAATGCAGGTGGGGCATCCGGTACTGCTTCGCATACTGCTAACGCTGCTCCTGTTGTAAGAGCTATAGGCGCATTAGGAGCTATTACAGATAATGATGCAGTGTTTTGCTATCAAAAAGATTGCGTGGAGCTTGCGCTTGGTGAAATTAAATTCTTTGAGCAAACCAACCATCCGCAAATGTATGGCGATGTGTATAGTGGTTTAGTGCGCATGGGTGGCCGCCAGCGGTACACAAATGGAATAGGCATTGTAGCCATCGTACAAGCCCAATAATATAAGTTTTGTTTTTTGGATTCATAGTTAAAATTGCCTAAGCTAGATAGGTGGTGAGGTAAAAGCCACCACCTCCTAGCAAAGGTTAAAAAAAAAAGAAAAAATTATAAATGCTAGCTATTTTATTACAAATTGCAATAGACCCTGCCAGTACATTACTTACCAGGCTTACAGATCAGTTGTTTACCATTGTGCTGCTAGTTACTATTAGTTGGCTACTATGGAAGCGAATTACCAAGGTGCAGGATCGTATGGATACCTACCTAAGTGAAGATAGAAAAGAAATGAGCGAAGTGATTAAGAACAATACCTCTGTAATGCAAGGTGTAACCGAAATATTATCAGAATTTAAGTATAAAAAATGATAGCCATCACCAAAAGTAGAAGATCCATTAAGTACATAGTAGTGCACTGTACTGCTGGTTGGGCTAATGAAACAATCCCAGCTCTTATTAAAGGATTTAGAGATAACGGATGGAAAAATAATGGGTATCATATAGTAGTAGATGGTGTTGGTAAAAGTCATTTGATTACACCACTCAATAACATTGCCAATGGGGTGGCTGGTCATAACTCGCAATCCATACATGTTAGTTACATGGGTGGAATTGTAAGAAATGGCAGAAAGATACTAGCAGGTGATACACGCACAAACGAGCAAAAAGCAGAGCTTACACGTGTACTTACTCAATTAAAGAAATTGCACCCTACAGCTATGATATTAGGGCATAGAGATTTAAGCCCTGATCTTGATAAAGATGGTGTAGTGGAGCCTAACGAATGGGTTAAAATGTGCCCATGCTTTTATGCGATACCGGAATACAAAAACATTCAATAAACTTTGAAAACTAACACAATCATATTACCTAAAATGCTGTTGCTATCCCAATCCTCATGTGGTGTGTTTACCAATTGGTAAACATGGCCAACATGGGGCTATAAAAGCAGCCTTTAATTAAACAAAAAAAACAAAAAAAAAATACTCATGACACAAGAATATTTAAACAACCTTTTTGAAAATTATCCTGATGTAGATACAATCTATTGGACTGCTGATAGCACAGCTTTTAAAAGTATAGAAGATGCTAAAGCCTATGGGAAAAAATTAGGCAACCTCGATATACAAAAAGTTGAACGTGGTGGGCAGTTGGCAGATGCAGTAGCCGCTGATGTTACTGAAACACCATTAGGTGAAACTACTGGAGCTTATATTGATGATACGCCTGTGAATGAGTTTGTAGATGAGGTTGCTGATGAGGTTAATAACACTGAGGATCTGCCTGAACCTACGCCATATGATGATATGACAGTAGCAGCGCTTAAAGCGTTATGTGTGGAGCGTACAATACCTATGAATGGGGCTACACGAAAAGATGCACTTATAGCTTTGCTTGTAGCTGCTGATGCTGCTAATTAATTAATCAAAGCTCATTTAAAACCCTTTTAAAAAAACTTAAATAAACAATACAATGCAACCAGGTGTAAGTATAACAATTAGAAACGGCTCAATGGGCCAAACCCCTCAGGTAAAAGATGGCACAGTAGGCTTAGTATGCACTGGCTTAGCAAATAATGCAATACTAAACACACCGGTGCTATTAACTAGCATTGCTGATTTTACCAATATAGCATTTGCCTTATTAGCCAGTACATGGGCTAGAGTAACTACCACTGCTACCATTACCACACCATCGGCACACGGCTTATCTACTGGCGATTCAGTAACTATTTCGGTTACATCGGAAGTATTGGCTATACCTGTGGGTAATTATGTGGTTACGGTAGTAACGCCTACTACATTTACTATTACCTGCTTAAATGCAGGTACTACCAGTGGTACGCTTACCACATCAACTCGATCTGTTACGGATGCATATGCACTTAAACATGTAACTGAGTTTTATAATGAAGCTGGCACAGGTGCATTGCTTTATTTATTGCTTGTGGCCGAAACGCAAACCATGGTGCAAACTGTAGATAATACTAATGCGAATGGGGCTAAAAGATTGCTAGATTTTGCTCAGGGTGAAATTAAAGTATTAGGTGTAGTTCGTAACCCGATTGGTGAAGCATCGGTACCGTCAAACTTTTTTAGAGCAGATGTAATAGCTGCTGTGGCAGGAGCTACTGCCATGGTAAATGCTTACAGAGCTATACAAGAGCCAATACGTATATTATTGGGTGGGCGTTTAGATGTAACTTCCAATGTGCCACAAGATTTAAAAGCGCTTAGCAACAATGCAGTAGGCATTATATGTGGCGATACTAATAACACTAGTAATAATGCTGCTGTAGGTTTAGTACTAGGGCGTGTGGCAAAAGTGCCAGTAAGTACTAGCATCGCTCGCGTAAAAGATGGGCCATTAGTAGGTATTAATGATGCGTTTATTGGCTCAGTGCGTAGCGAGGCATTTACACAACGCGATGTATTAATATTTAGAGGAGCCATTACTTTAACTAGCTATAACCAGCGTACTGGTTATTATTTAAGTGATGATCCTATGTGTACTTTGCAAACCGATGATTACACAAACTTGGTAAGTGGCCGTGTGGTAGATAAATGCCAGCGTATAAGTTACCAGGTGTATGTGGATGAGCTTCATGAGAGTGTGCCTATTGATACGGCAAGTGGTAAAATTAGCCCTGAGGTAATAAAAGCTTTAGAGGGTAAAATAGAGTACACTGTACGTACCGCTATGGCTGGTGAGTTGAGTGGCTTTGATGCGCTTATAGATCCTAATCAAAATATTTTAGCCACTGGTAAGCTAGATGTACAAGAGAGTGTAACTCCATTTGGGTACATGAGAAAGATAAACATTTTGTTAGGCTTAAACAATCCATTTAATTAATCAAAATTTTTAACAACATAATACAATACAATGAATTATTTAAAAGAGTCTGAATGGGCCGACCTTAAAATAGCGATAGATGGTAAAACCATCACTGGAGTACGTAACATCATGTACAAAAAAACCCCTGATGATGAGCCTTTACATGCAGCAGGCCGCGAGCCCATTGGCATACAAAGTGGTAATAACACCTATGAGGGTAGTATAAAGCTATTAAAAAATGAACTCGACGCATTAAATACTGCTGCACGTTTGTTAGGCTTTGATGATATATGTGATGTATCGGGCTTAGTAATCACAGCTGCTTATATGCCACGTGGGGCTAGAGTTTTACGCACAGATACATTGACTGGTGTAAAGCTAGGTGAGTTGTCGTACAACATGGAGCAGGGCGCTAAATTTATGGAACACGATATACCGTTTAAATTTCTCAGCAAAAAAAGCGCTTAATTAATTAACATTTAAAACCCAATTTAATAAATTATGAAGGATGAAGCAACAGCACAAGAGCAAGCCAAGATAGATTTAGTAATGGCTAAATTTCCTGAGTTTAAAAACTTAGAGGCTACACATGGCAAGTTAAAGGCTATTATAGTAGAAGATAAGATAGGCCTTTTTAAAAAACCAACCCGGCAAATAATCGGTGCAGCATCAGCACTGAGTACATCAGATCCTATGAAGTATTTAGAGATGCTTGCAGAAAATTGTTTTGTGGCTGGTGATAGAGAGCTCTTAGATGATGATGATTACTTTATGGCCATCATGCCAAAGCTCAATGAGCTTATTGAAACAAAAACGGCTGAGCTGCTAAAGCTCTAGTAGATACAGATGGCAGCTTTGCTAACAATCCGATAGCCTATATTGATACGATGTTAGGTTATTATATGCCCAGTTTGGATGTATCTACATTAGATGAGCCAAACTGGGCATTAACATTTAAAATGCTATTAGATATACGAAAAAAAGAAAACAGCACCCATGAGTAATATTTTAGAGTTTGTAATAAAGTTTAAAGATCAGATGAGCAGTGGTATCACTGCCATAGGTGCAAATGTTGATCGTACATTTAGTAGAATCGATGGCCGTAGCAGGCAAGTAAGCAACTCAATACAGGGCATTAATGCCAGGTTAGATGCGTTACAGCGTACACGTGATATAAGCGTAAATCTTCGTGATATTAGGCAGGCAAATAGAGAGATGCAAAGCTTGGAACGTCAAAGAGATAGACTAAGTGGTAGAGGTGGTGGCCCTGGTGGTGCTATACGTACCGGCATAGCTGTAGCTGGTGCTGGTATGATGTTACGTGAAAGTGTAATGCAAGCCACAAGGCAGCAAGGTATAGAAGATGCTATACGATTTAGTATGGGTAAAACTGCTGGCAGTGCCATGCTGGGCCACATCAAAGAGCGTAGCAATACTTTAGGCTTAGACCAAATGGCTAGCCTAGAGGGTGCTAAAACATTTTTAGGCGCTACAAGTGGCAAATTATCTGAGCTTGATCAGGTAAAAACATTTGATGCAGTTAGTGAGGCTATCACCTCTTTTAAATTGAGTGGTGAGGATGCAAAAGGTGTTTATTTGGCTTTAGGGCAAATGGCTAGTAAAGGTACAGTAAGTGCTGAGGAGCTGCGAGGCCAAATAGGTGAACGCATACCAGGTGCGTTTAGTTTGGCAGCAAAAGCCATGGGCGTTACAGAGGCTGCGTTAGGCGATATGATGCAAAAGGGTGAGTTAGCTGCTAATGTATTTTTACCAAAATTTGCAGCTGAATTACACAAAACTTTTGGCGTAGAGGCCATAAATAGTAGCGATAGCGCACAAGCTAATTTTAATAGGCTAAACAATGCTTTGAATGATGTAAAAAACAAAATAGGCACTGAGCTTTTACCAGCCATGGCCCCATTTATACAAATGCTCATACAGGCTTTTAACTGGGTAAGTGCCAATATAGTGCCTATACTTAGTGTAGCTGCTGGCATTGGTGCAGTAGTATTAGCAGTTAAGGCATGGGCTATGGCGCAGCGTATTTTAAACCTTGTTATGGCTGCTAATCCTTTAGGCATTGTAATTGTGGCTATAGGTTTGGCAATAGCTGCTGTTACTGCATTAATTGCAAAATTTGGCAGCTTTAGTAAAGCTATGGAGGCTGTGTGGAATACCGTAAAGTTATTTAGTAGCGGCATGTGGGATGCATTTAAAGATATAGGTGATGCTATATGGACTAGTATTAAAGCAGGTGTGCTTAAAGCCTTAGACTGGCTTGTACGATTAGGTACAAGTACTAAAAACTTTTTAACAAATCCGTTGGATGGTTTTACCATGACAGATACCCCTAGCAAATATGGGGCAATGGCAGCAGGCTTAGAAACTGATAGAGCTGGGCGTAGAGCAGCTAATGTGGCTGCATTTACTGGCAAAATGCAGGAGATTAATAAAATATGGGCTACAGATAAAAGCAGTAAAGCCTCATCGCCAGCTTACAATTTTGGTAATAGCACTGCCAGTGCTTTAGCTGGAGGTAATGATGCAGCTGCAAGAGCTGCTAAAAGTAAAGTAGGTAGCGATGTAAATGGTATTACTGGAGGTGGCACTAGAAACACATACATTAATTTGGGCAAGTTTCAGGATAGTGTAAATATTCATGTAGCCAATGCCAAAGAGGGTGTAGATCAGCTTGCTGAGATGATAGATGATAGATTATTGAGAATTTTAAACAGTGCACAATGATAAATACAATACAGTTACAAGACTTATATAACAAAGTATTTGGTGTGGTTGTACCAAAGTACACACTTGATGAAAAGCTTGAAAATACAAGAGTAGGTGAAGATGGCAAATTAGACACTGAATATACTGGTAAGTATGGTACTAAAATGTATGCAACCAATGCAATAACTGGAGGCTATTATTTTTTACCTGCTTTTTTTGATATGGATGAGGATGGTGTATTTACTCAAACTGATTATGAAATACCTTTCCCGATAATTCGAATGCAAAGCCAAAAGAGAATTATAGAAACTCCATTAACAGAGCGCAAAGGCACGGTAGTGGAGTTGGTAAATCAAGAGAGCTGGAAAATATATATTAAAGGTTTTATAATTGGCAAAAAAGGGGCTTTCCCTGAGGATGAAATTGCAAAAATGATTGAAGTGTATGAGCGTAATACTTCACTAAGATTGAGATGTGTGCTTACTGATTTGTTTTTGACAGCTGATGATAGAGTGTGTATTAAGAGCTTGAATTTTCCTGAGGTAAAAGGTATAGAAGATGTAAAGCCGTATGAGATGGAGCTTGTGAGTGTTAATATTTTTGATTTAACAGATTTAACACCCCTAGGCTAATGTTTGTACTTTGTTCTAAAATATCGATAACCAGTAAAAAAAATGGTGATTTTGCATTTAACGGTGTGAACGATTTGCGCATTAAGCGTAGCATAGGAACTTATGTAGATACATGTACTATAAAAATACCTACTACTTCGAAATTAAATACTAGCAGCTCGCCTACTGAGCAGGCTGTATATGCATTTGTAGCAGGCGATGCTATTACAGTAGATTTAGGTTATAATAATGAGTTTAAAAAAGAGTTTAAAGGCTTTATAAGTAAGGTAGGATATTCTACCCCAGTGGAGGTAGAATGTGAGGGCTATAGTTACCTTTTGAAAAGAAAAAACATTAATAAGAGTTGGAAAACTACTACACTCCGTGAAGTGTGTGAGTATATTACAGATGGCACTGGTATTAAACTAAGCCCTGCCATACCTAATATAGATTTGAAAAATTATGTAGTGCATAATGCCACTGCTACTAAGGTGCTAGATTATTTAATAGAGCAATACAAGCTAGTAGCTTACTTTAATTTTGATGAGCTGTATGTAGGCTTAGAGGAGCTAGCGCCAGCAGGTAATGTAGCCTATGCCATAGGGTATAATACTGTAGATACAAATAGTTTGAAATACCAGCATGCGGATGATGTAAAAATAAAAATAGTAGCTAAAACCACTAAAAAGGATGGTGCTAAAGAGCTTTATACATGTGGTGATGCTGATGGCAGTGTAAGGGAAATTATTGTAAAGAATAGTGAAACTTTAGACCAGGTAAAAAGAATAGCTAATGACTATTTGGCACAAAAAAAATACACTGGCTTCACAGGCAGCTTTACTGCATTTGGGCAGCCTTATGCAAGTATTGGCTTTTCGTGCAAATTGAAAGATACACGTTATACAGAGCGTAGTGGTACCTATTTTGTGTACTCGATAGAGGTTAGCTATGGGTTAAATGGCTTTAGGCGTATTATAGAACTGACTAAAAAATTGAATAGCAATGGATAAGCAAGCACTAATAAGAGAGGCTTTAAAAGCTATGCATGATAAACCTCACTATAATGCGAGTGCATTGATGTATGGAATATGTACCAATATTAATGGCATTGATACCATAGATGTAGATGTAGATGGTATAACATACCACGATGTGCAATTGCAAGCCATTAAAGAGGGCTCAGGTAAAAGCCTGGTAATTGTACCGGCAAAAGGCAGTAGTGTGCTAATTGGCAATGTAGAGCAGTGCACAGGCTTTGTATTAATGCAAGCTGATAAAGCTGAGCGTATATTAGTAAAGCAAGCTGATGGCATGTACATAGATGTGATAAAAGATGTGATTAAATTAAATGGTGATAGTGAAGGTGGTGTGTTGATAGAAAAAAAGTTAGTAGATGAGCTAAAAAAGGTAAATGATATTTTACAAGCCATCATGACAATACTTTCAGGGCCTCCAATACCTGAGCCTGGTAGTGGTGCGCCATCGGCTTTACAAACTGCATTAAAAGGGGTACTAGCTGGTAAGCTATTGCCTGCGTATTTACAAATAACAAATGATAAAGTAAAACATGGCAAATAGTGTAACAGATATATTGATAGATGCTACTACTTATGATTTGCAAATAGTAGCAGGTGATTTTAAAGTAGGTGATAGTAATACTCAGCACCAGCAGTTAATATTATTAGCTGCTAAAGGTGATTTTAAATTAAGCCCTTTGCTAGGGGTAGATGTGTTTAAGCATCTGCATGATCATAGCAATACGCTAGCACGTGATGCACGTGTAGAATTTATTAAAGATGGTATGCAAGTGCGTGCCATAAATAATGTAAACGGAAAAATAACAGTAGATGCAAACTATTAAACCATCAAGCCTGCAAACCTTTAATGATATTGCTATACAATATTATGGATCTGTAGTGTATGCTACTGATATAGCGCATGCCAATAACATGAGTATTACAGATGATTTAACTGGTACTACTATAACCCTGCCTGATATTGAAACTACTACAGACGATTTAACGGCAGTAAAAATACTTACTAAAAATAATACTTCAATAGCCTCAAAATACCCATTATAATATGCCAGCGACTTTAAACGACATTATAGCAGAAATGGACGCAGCACAAGCTGCTGAAACTTCATTACAAACATTAAACAGCTCTAGCTCATCGGCTATATATACTAATTTTAAAAAGGTAATAGCTGCTGGTATTGTGCAGCTTTCGAGGCTTTGGGATTTAGCCAAAAAAGAGCTAAACACGATAGCTTTAACACAGATATATGGCACTAAGGCCTGGTATGAGAATTTAGTTTTAACCATGCCAAGTGCAGTGGCTACAAAAGTAAGCTGCATAGAGCAGGGTACTAAAGTGCTAATAAAAGTAGCTAAAATTAGTGGTACCTCTACTGCTAATTTGACACCATCCGAGGTGAACGCTATACGTAGCTATGTTGCTTTGAAAAAAATAGCCGGTAGTGATATAGATATAATTAGCCAAACTGCTGATTTATGCAGCTTTGTGATGAGTGTGCAGTTTACTGGAGTGCAGGCTACAGTAGAGGCAGCAGTAAAGCAGGGCATAAAAGATTATTTGAATGCTCTACCTTTTGGGAGTGAATTAAGTAAAACATTACTATCTGATGCGCTATTGAATTTGCCAGGCGTATTAAATGTGTACATAGATGTGCTAGAGGTAGATTACGGATTGAGCTATACCCCTGTAGTTGGCAATATTGTAACACCTGATGCTGGCTACTTTGAAGTAGGTAAATTAGCTGGGAATGATTTAATAACGCTTAATATGTACTCATAATGAATTTTAGTATTAATGTAAATAAGTGGGTTAGCAATATGATACCTGGCGCAATACGAAAGCCAGTAATGAAAGCTTACACAAAAGTGTTAGCAGCTCCAATGCTTGCATATTATGCAATTACTGAGGATTATTACCTATTGAAATTAGATGAAATAGCTCCATTTGTACTTACTGACTATTTGCAAGCACGCCTAAGAGTTTTATACCCTAACGTGGGCTCATTTAAATGCTTTGTTATAAATAATCATGATGATTTGCTGAATACTTATATCCATTATAAAGGTGAGCATCATGCAGCAGAATTTGTGTTTAAGAAATCTGAGGGTGCTGGAGTTTTTATTGGGTTTAAAGATGAGTATAATTTAGCTTATGATTATACTGTAATTGTACCGGTATCCTACACAAGTAGCTCGCCTATTATTGTAAGCTTTTTAAATAAGTATAAGCCAGCTGGCAAGCGTTATTTATTGAAATTTGAAAACAAAATTTAAAATATATTATGAAAGATTTAGTTATTAGTACTGGCAAACACCAATTTTTAGCAGATGATTTTACGCATTTAAGTGATGGTTTTAAAGAGGCCCTGCAAATGTTTATGAAGGGCTTGCTGAGTAATGGGGCATCTATACCAAACTGCATATTATACGGAATGGTAAAAACTAATCATCTTAGTGGTGATGTATCGTTTACCGCTGGTGCTTGTGTATTAAATGGTGAGATATGCGAATTTGATGCGCAGTATATAGTAGATGGCACAATTGCACTGCCCAATTATGGTGTAATAACTGGTTTTGATACATGGGCTGCTATTGATCCTATTACTTATGGCGATGGGACTACTAAAAATGTACATCGTAATAGAAAGGCAAGAGTGGAGGCATCGGCATTACCTGCCACTGCTAATCAGTTAAGCTGGAGTGGCACTATACCTCAGTTTAGAACCATTGCAGCTACTAATTTAGGTACAAATACTGAAGCATGGCGCTATATTGGGGCAGTTGGTGAAATACCTTTTTTAAATGGCTTTGGCAATGGGTATATAGTAGTAGCTGCTGATAATATGCGCTATAGAAAATCGGCAGGCTTGTGCCATGTTAGTGGTAATCTTAATTTTGAACCTATGGGATCTGGTTTAACTCTAGTTTGTACCCTACCTGTAGGTTATAGGCCCGATAGAGCAATTTGGAAAGATGTGGTGGTAACAGTACCAGGTGGGCACTTTGTAGCTAGATTTAGCGTGGCATTAAATGGAAATTTAACATGTACCCCTATAAACTATAGCGCTGGCTTAGGTATAGGTGATATAGCTAGTGGCTCGCCTTATGGTACATCAGTTGAATTTAGTTTTCCAGTAGTATAGTTTAAAGAGCTTTTAAAAGCGGATTAATTACTATTTTGCACAAAAAGTTGGACGAGTTGTTTTGAAAAAAAGGACAAATCGAAAAAACGATTATAAT